TTCCGCCGCATTCACTAGCTAACATGTCTCCAGATTCTTTAGTCGGCTCTGGAAGCTGCCATGGATTATCAGGATTATCAGCAGGAGAAGAAGGTGTTAAGCCCGGGCCAGCTTTTGCTTTTTTTGCCATAGCTTGAGCTGCCATATTTCCAAGGGCAGCAGGTGCTATTTCGTCAAGTTGTTTTATTTTTATTAATAAGTCTTGAAAGTTCATATTATTTTACTCCGACAGTTTTAGCTGTTGGTTTTTTAACTTTTGAGCTTCCAACAGGGCTTTTTGTGTTCATCTTAGGTTTATCAGCATCTTGAGACTCTGTTTTTACTTCGGCAAACAATTGATCATTTACACCTTTATATTGTTCTAAAGTTTTTTTATCTTTAGTTAAAGATTTTAATAAACTCATTGTCTGTTTTTCGCCAACTAACTTTTGTCCTTCTGTTGCTGTGTCATAATCTTTACCTAAGAGTGCTTCACCTGACTTTTCATCGTTAGCATGATTTATTGCAATCTCTGCTTCTTCCATTGGAGTGCGAACTTTAACGGAATTTAGTGTACATCCGCATTTTTCAGCAATAGCAGCTCGGACAGTTGCGCTATTTGTAGGATAAGCTGTGGTTACATCAAAAATTGTAACATTTGTATTTTTAATGCTTGGAAAATCTGAGTGGGTTTCTGCTATAGGCAAGCGTTTACCTGCAGAGACGCTCTCTACCTTATATGGTGCTAGGGCAGATTTAATCATATCGCCGGCTTTTTCAAAGTCTCCGGCAATTTTTACTTTGAATTCGTAAACTCGCTTGCTTTCTGTTAAATATTCTTTAAATGATTTCATAATGTATTCCTGATATATTATTTATTCATGTTTTTAAGTTTTTCTATAAGACTATTACGGTCAGCAATAATATACCCGTCGCCGTTTAAATTTATTCCGTTGCCGTCATCTGTGTTTGCAGAATCTTGGTCTATTTTTTGTTTTTTAAGTTGCAATTCTATCATTTTTAATTTTTTATCAACTTTTGCCGCTTTAGCATCAATAGCATTTTTGAGCATGGTTCCAGCTACTTCAAAAATTCTTGCTGAATATCTAGCTTCTACGTTCATGCCTAAATCTATTAAATCGTCGTAAGCGTCAGTTGCACGTTGGGCTAGCTCGTCAAATTCTTTATCACTAGCATCGCCTAATCCCTTTACTTGGGGCAACGCTGCACTAATTTTGTCAAATTCAGACATATCTCGCAAAAACGGTTGTGTTTTTGCAATCTCAGCTTTTGCCTGTTGTTTTTCTTCATCTTTGATGATTTTTTTACTTTCTGGCAAATTTAATAAATCTTCAAGTTTTTTGGTCATACTTTACTTATTCAAATTACTGATGAAATAAATCATTTTCGTTAATAATTCTAAACTTAATGCCTTGCTGCTTACACCACAGGTTAGCAGCTGCCCATTTAGCTTGATTTTTTACGTATTGTGCTTGGTTGTATTTGTTTTTGCCAACCCGCTCTAGAATAGTCTGACTTGCTGGTTTAATCTCAATTAATTCAACATGCATTTTATTAAATTTATCTACATACTGAATAAAAAAATCGGGAACATAAATTGTTTGTCTACCGGTTAGTGGATCTCTATAAGGTATACTAACAGCTTCACTTGCCCATTTTTGAACACTGTCGTTAGAATCGCAAAATCTCATGAATGACCATTCCCAACTACTCCTATACATAGGCATCTTTGTTCCTACGTATTTTTCTGGTTTAGTTATTGTAAACTTACCTTTTGCAAATTTATTAGGCATTTTAAATTAAAATATTTCTTGACTCAAAGTTATCTTCTAGTGGTGCAATTCTGTAACCTAATAAGCTAGTCTTTTCTCGATAGGTATTTAAAATTTGAGCAACTACTTGACTTAATTCAACTTCAGACAATTTTTCCAAAGAATCAACTAACTGGAAAACGCTTATATTATCAAGCCTAGCTTGATTTAATAAAACAATACTAGTGCTTGCAGCACTTGACTCATCAAAACCGTTTTTTAAAAAAAAGCCAACTACCGCGTCAATTTCTCCAGCAGGAAAACTTACAGTTCTATTAAAATATTTGTTAAAAAATTCTTTAGTATCTTGACTACTATCTAATATTTCTCTTGAAGGTAAATTACTCATTTTTTATCCGTTATTTAAATCTACTTGTGATGCTTGTATTGTCTGAGAAGTGTTTGTAGCACCGGGGAAGGAAATTCCTTGGATACCACCAGTAGATGTTGCTGTAGAAGTTACAGTACTAACTCCTGTTGGTGATAATTCGCTAGTATTTTGATACCCATTAATTGATTGAGTTAATGTATCTAGAAATGCCGTTGCAGAATTGTTAGAAATCCTATTTGAAAATGACGGTGATGCAGTTGCGGCCTGTGGGGCACCTGTTTGAAGTGGGCTAGGAGTTGTATCATAATGCTCTCGGGCAAACCCCTCAATAGCTCCGTCAGTAACAGCCCCAGACCCGTAAGCTACAGCTTCATAGGCAAGTTTCACTGTGTTGTCGTGTACCCCAACTTGTCCGTAATCAACCTTATTGTGGTTCCACCCTGTTATAATTGGATTGACTAACCTGTAACTCACGTACTCGTGTCTAGCCATTTGGTATATAGTGATGTTATTAAAGAATGGGGCTTTGCTTCCGTTATCTAAACCGTAACTACTGTTTATATAATCAAAGTTTTTTGTTGCAGTTCTACCAAAAGCACCAGGTTCAAATGCTGACCTTGAATCGGCATAATAGTAGGCATAATAATTTTGCCATAGTTGATTAACTACACCCATATTATCGTCATGGAACGATATTTGAATCTCATTAAATTTATGGGTTAACTGAATATTTTTCTTTCTATTATATTGAAGTGCTGTCTCTGCTGTTACTGTATAGTTGGGCAAGTCTACACTCTTTACTAGCATTCCTATCTCATTTTTATGGCGTTGTATTAAGTTAATATCCGCAACTGTAGCTGGATTTATACTAAAATACACATGGAATAGGAATTTGTGTTTAGGTGCTAGTCTAAACTGATCGTTTACAAATAAACGAGATGCGTGTTGCTGATCTCTAAGGTTTGTCGAAGGATCAGAAATTAATGATGAGGTAGGTGTAAATGCCATACTAATATTTATTAATAAAATAAACTACGCATATAATGAACACCTATAAAAAAGCTCGCTATAAGCGAGCTTTTTAATTAAGTACCTGAAGAACCTGCAGCTGTTGCTGCTGTGCCTGTTCTTCTAGCTAACGGAGCTGCTGCACCGCCTGTTACTTGAATACAGTTATCAGGCTGAATTGTTAAATCAATAGTTAATAATTCCTGACCGCCGTATCCTAATGCATTATAGTTTGCTTGGGTAATGTAACAACCATAGCACTCCCATGTTTCTAACACATTTGGTGTAAATTGTCCGTTGCCGCCGTCAAGCATTTCAATACGCATCAAGAACTTGTAGTCGCCGCCTGAAGCTGCTGAACTTTGTTCAAAGAAGTCAAATTGTTTCTGCATTTGCTCGCCAACTAGTTTACTTACTGCGCCCGTTACGTCATCACGTAACTTAACTGTAAATGTATTCCATTTTGGTCTGCCTGCATAGTGAATTGTTGAATTATATACAGGAATTGTTTGATCGTCAAACTGTACGTTAGGACGAGCTGCTTCACTAACTTGTTTTGTTAATTCAGTAGTTGATCCTGATACCCCAAAATTTTCAAACATTATGCGGAAGCGAAACTTTAGCTTCGGCATCAACATGCCTTGTGTGCTAGCACTTTGATCAGATGCTAGCGGGACTGTGAATTTTGATAAACTTGCTATTGCCATTTGTCTGCTCCGTTAATTATCTGTTTGATGATGCTTGTATTTCGCCAGTGTTCTTTAGACGCAGCGGAATGTATATAAATTCAACTGCTTTTACTGGTTCAATTGCGACATCAAGATACAGTTCACTTCTATCAATTGTAAACGGTGTGTTATTTGATGTATCGCATACAACAACATAATCATAAAGAGCACGTTGGCCAACTAATTCTAATAATAGACTTTCAGTTGCATTTTTAATTTCGTCTCTTGTGATCTTGTCATTAGGTTCAAACACATACGGTTTAGCTAATTGTGATAATTGTCTACGTAGGTAAATTACTAATCGAGCTACGTTAATTCTATCAAGCGCACTTGCATTTTTGGCACGTGTCTTCTGTCCGTAGTTAACTAATCCTGTACCTGTTATAAATGTAATTGGATTAATTTTTACAGTTTCTGCTTGTAAGGTATCTCGTTGGCCGTTGTTAAGTGCTACGGACTGGAATTCGCCAGTTGTAGAGTCTACATAACCAACTGCTGTAGCATTTGTAACACCACCGCGTCTTGTACCTGCTGGAGCAAACCATGGGTACGAAACTTGATCGCTAAGTGCGACAGTTCTTAACATCATGTGGCTTGGTGGAACAACAATGTTTCTTCCTGTATTGTCAACAGTATAGCCCCATGGATAAAACACTCCAAGGTATTCATCACTAGTCACCAAACCTTGATCACCGTCGTTAGTTGCTGCGGCTCTATTGGTTCCCCAATTACTTAAAGTAGTAGCATCAGATGCTAATCTTGCAGGAGTATCACCGATAACAAATGCTGTGATTCCTCTTTCGTAATTCAATTCAACCATTGATTTGATTAGTTCTGCGTAACCTGGACAAGCAATCAAGTTAAAAATTCTTGATTCTTCATCTCTAATTTGTTGGTTAGTTCTTACTAACGCCTGTAGTGCTTGTGTTACTACTTTGCGTTGAGATTTGCGACCAAATGCTCCT